GAAGCAGTAGAAGAACCGGAAGCAGAGCCAGAAACGGCACAGTCAGACGTGACCGAGCAAGACACCTATCTGCCGGAGGAAGCCGAAGTACATACTATTGTTGGCTTTGCAGAGCAGGAGGACAACCGCCTGTATTATTCTATCAATGACAAGCCTTCTTTGGAAGAACTGGTAAAGGAAATGCCCAGCACCTTGACCGTCAAGCTGGACAACGGGGAACGGACCGAGGTTGCTGTTTCCTGGGCCTGCGTGGGCGAGGACTACGAAACCAGCGAGGGCTATTACTTCCAGTTCAGCCCTGTATGGGCGGAAGGGTACCAGCTGTCCGATTCCATGGATTTGGTGACCGAAGCTCCCTATGTGGCAGTGTTTTTCACTGCCGCCGATGACAGCGAAATTTCTACCTTCTCTGTCACCAGCAACGCCAACGAGGAGAAAATTTTCACCTTCCTGGTCAACGAAATTGGCTTCAACACGGCGGCCGCCTGCGGTATCCTGGCGAATATTTATTATGAATCCGCCTTTAAACCCACTGCTGTGGGTGACAATGGTACCAGCTACGGCATTTGCCAATGGCATAACGAACGTTGGGACGCTATGAAAACATGGTGCAACAACAACGGCTACAGCTGGAAAACGCTGGACGGTCAGCTGAACTATTTGAAGTTTGAGCTGTCCCAGAATAATTCCAAGTATCTTTGGAACGGCAAGACCATCTATAACTATATGATGAGCGTGGAAAACACGGTTTCCGGTGCTTATGACGCAGGTTATTACTGGTGCGTGAAGTACGAAATTCCCCTCAATGAGAAGGTTGTTGGTCAGGTCAGAGGCAACCTGGCAAAGAACAGCTATTGGAAGGAATATGGAAAGGCAGTCGTTCCGGCGACCCCTGTGCTGACCAAAGTTTCTAATACCTCCACTGGCGTGAAGGTGCAGTGGGAACAGGCGGCAAACGCTTCCGGTTACTATGTGTTCCGCAAGGAGCCGGACGGAAGCTGGAAGAAAATTAAAACCATTACCTCCGGTAAGACCGTGAGCTATACGGATACCACCGTAAAGACTGGCGTTACCTATGTTTATACGGTTCAGTCATATGACGGCTTTGACTTGACCAGCGATTATGACGAAACTGGTTTGACGATTACTTATGTGGCGGCTCCCAAGCTGACCGGTGTGGTCAACCAGAACGACAGTCTGAAAATTCAGTGGGAAGCAGTAGAGGGCGCAGACGGCTACCGTGTGTACCGCAAGGCTGGTTCCGAAACTAGCTGGACTACTGTGGCAAGCAAGCTGGAAGGCGGCGACCTCACCAGCTGGCAGGATACTGATATCAAAAACGGCACACAGTACACCTATACGGTAAAGGCTTATAAGGTGGTGGAGGAAACCACCGTTTGGAGCGGCTATGTCTCTGCGGGCGTGTCTGCCAAGCGGCTCAGCTCTCCTGCGCTGACCAAGGTAAGCAATGCTTCCTCCGGCGTGGTGTTCACCTGGGGCAAGGTCTCCGGTGCCTCTGGCTACTATGTGTATCGCAAGGCTGGTTCTGACACCAAGTGGACGAAAATGACCCAGATTAAGAGCGGTTCTACTGTCTCCTGGACGGATACCAGCGCAAAAAACGGCACAAAGTATACCTACACCGTTCGAGCCTACACCACCGTCAACGGAGAGCAGGTTCTCAGCAGCTATGACAGCACTGGAAAAACCACCCTGCGCCTGTCAACTCCCAGCATTTCTAAGCTGACCGCCGGCAGCAAAAAGCTTACGGTCAAGTGGGGAACCAACTCCAAGGCAGAGGGCTATCAGATTGAGTACGCCACAAAGAGCGATTTCAGTAATTCCACAAAGATTAAGGTGGAGGATAAGTCTACTGCTTCTAAGGTCATTTCTAACCTGACCAAGGGCAAGAAATATTATGTACGGATTCGGAGCTATAAGGTTTCGGGCAGTACCACCTATTATTCCGGCTGGAGCAGCAAAAAAAGTGCCAAGGTAAAGTAAGACTTTCTTTGGCGAATACATCACCCCTCGGGCGGCACTCTGCTTTGAGTGCCGCTCATTTTTTGCGCTCAAAAACTGTAAAACATGGTACATGAATAGAAAGATTTTCAAAGAAAATGAGAAAAATCAAAGATTATACTGAAAAAGTTGTTGAATAACAAGAACAGATGTTCTATAATCGGGGCAGCTCAAAGGAAGGAGGTGGACAGATGACCAGGTTTCAGGAATGGATATCTCCAGAAGGCTTAATACTGCTGGAAGGCTGGACAAGGGAAGGAAAATCCGAGGAGGAAATGGCCGGATATATGGGCATTTCCACTGCAACCCTCAAAAGCTGGAAAAAACGAGAACCAAAGATACAGGAAGCATTACAGGTCAATGGTCAGGCGTTGGATTTTCAGGTAGAAAGTGCCCTGCTGAAAAAGGCACTGGGCTATCAAAGCACGGAACGAAAGGTGGAGATTAGCCCAAAAGGGGAGCGGAAGGAGGTCGAAACGGTAAAGCAGGTTGGGCCGGACATGAGTGCCATTTCCCTGTGGCTGAAAAAGCGCAGACCGGAGCGGTGGGGGGACGGGGCAGGAAACGCCCTTAAGCCGGAAAACAACCTGATGGAAATGCTGGAGCAGGAAGGAGCGTTGGGGGATGCAATACCAGAGCTTCAGTCAGCGGCAGAGGCTGACCCTGAGCTGGTGGAAACGGAGTGAATTTGCCGGATATGATGGAATCCTTTGTGATGGCAGTGTCAGAAGCGGCAAAACCCTGTCTATGGCAGTGGGGTTTCTCCTGTGGAGCATGGAACGGTTCCAGGGGGAACGGTTCGCCCTGTGCGGAAAAACCATTGAATCCCTCCGGCGGAACGTGACCGACCAGCTTCCCCAATGGCTGGAGGGCATCTTTCAATTCCAAGAGCGGAGAAGCGAGAACCGGATTACCGTCACAGGAATGGGAAAGAAAAATACCTATTACCTATTTGGCGGTAAGGATGAATCCTCTTATACCCTGATTCAAGGTTTGACCCTGGCGGGAGTGCTGCTGGATGAGGTGGCGTTAATGCCCCGCTCCTTTGTCGAGCAAGCAATGGCTCGGTGCAGTGTGGCGGGAAGTAAGTTTTGGTTCAACTGCAACCCTGAGGGGCCGGAGCATTGGTTTTATACCGAATGGGTCAAGCAAGCCAAAGTGCGGAACATTCTCTATCTCCACTTTACCATGGAGGATAACCTCAGCCTGAGTGAAGAAATTCGCCAGCGGTACCAGCGGATGTACAGCGGGGTCTTTTATGACCGGTATGTGCTGGGACTGTGGGTGTCGGCGGAAGGACTGGTCTATGACGGCTTCGACCCAGAACGCCATGTGCTGGAAACGCTCCCCAAAACCAGCGGCGATTATTATGTCAGTGTGGACTATGGCACACGAAACCCAACGGTGTTTTTGCTCTGGCAAAAGGCGGGGGACGGAAGGTGGGTCTGTCTGCGGGAATATGTTTGGGACGGCAGACAGCGGCAGCGGCAGAAAACAGACGGCGAGTATGCAGAGGATATGCTGCTTTTTTTACAGGGTTTTTATCCACGAATGGTGATAATTGACCCGTCAGCGGCAAGCTTTATCACAGAACTGAGACAGAGAGGGCTTCCCGTCCAGACGGCAGACAACCGAGTGCTAGACGGGATTCGGAACGTCAGTGAGCTGCTGCGGGACGGAACACTGCTGTTTTCTAAAAACTGCACACGGACAATCAGCGAGTTTCGCTCCTATGTGTGGGATGAAAACGCCGCCAGTCAGGGAATTGATAAACCAGTCAAAGACCACGACCATTGTATGGATGCAGTACGGTACTTTGTGACCACTGTGGTCAAGCGGGGACGGGCAAGGGTGACCCGCCGTCCGAAGGGGCTGTGAGGACGACAAGACGGGAAAGGAAGGAAAAGCATGATTTGGTATTTGGACAGGGAGGAGGTTCCCAATGTGGAGGACATCCCGCCCCATGTGCTGCGGTACTTGGTGGAGCGGGCAGAGGAAGCAGCGGGACGCTATCAAAAGCTGGACGACTACTATCGGGGAAACCACCCCGTGCTGAGAGGGAAGAAAAATCCAGACGAGGTACGGGTAGCGGTGAATTACGCACGGTATGTGGTGGATATCGGGCTG